GAAGCCGAAGAGGGTCTTTTGTTTACAGCAAAGTTTGCAAAGACTCGCGCATCCGATGAGGCCATTGAACTCATCAAGGCTGGCGCTTACGACTCCGTAAGTGTTGGCGCTATCCCTGTCAAATTCAAATACGACAAGAACGGAACGATGGTTGTCTCTAAGGCAAACCTCGTTGAAATCTCGTTGGTCGCACAACCTGCCTTTGCAGACGCGGTCATCACTGAAATCGCTGCTTCCCAGCCTGACGAAGAGTCAGAAGAAGAAGTTGTCGAACCCCAACCCCTAGACATTTCCGAGGAGGAAACTATGTCAACAGATACCCCAACGGTTGAGGCTTCGGCTGAAACTGTTCCAACAGCACCAATCTTCGCCACCGCGCGTCGCGAAGTTCCATTGCCAACCGCAGCCGAATACATCGGAGCATTTATCGCTGGCGGTTCCGCATGGCACCAAATGTCAGAGGCTCTCCGTGCAGCTGCACCGGACATTGTCACAACTGACACGCCGGGCATCCTTCCAACACCAATTGTTGCTCCTGTTTACAACAACTTCATTGGTCGCCGTCCAGTGGTTGACGCTGTAGGCGTTAAGGCAATGCCCGCAGGTGGCAAGGTGTTTATCCGTCCGGAGGTCACCACGCACACAAGCGTTGGTGCATCAATTGGAGAGCAGGCACCAACCGCTGGAACACTCGTTGTTTTTAACAATCAGGTGACCAAGCAAATCTTCGGTGGATATGTAAACATTTCCGAAGCCGACATTGACTGGTCAGACCCTTCAATCTTGCAGGTTGTACTCGATGACATGGCCCGTATCTACAGTAACGAAACGGACAATTACGCCGCTGACCAGCTGGTTTCCGGCGCAAGCGTTACACAAGCGTTTGCTCTTGCAGATATTGCAAAGCCTGAAGTGTGGAGTGCTGAAATTGCAGAAGCAGCAGCAACCATCTTGAGCTCTTCAAATGGCAACTTGCCTACTCACTTGTTCGTCGATCCAACGCGCTGGAGAAATCTTCTCGCTCTCGCCGACACCGCTAACCGTCCGTTGTTCCCACAGGTGGGCCCAATGAACGCATACGGCAACCTTGGTGTAAACGCATACGGCGGAAACGCTTTTGGTTTGCAGGTTGTTGTTGACCGTAACTTCGCTGCAGGAACCTGCATCGTTGGTGACGCATCGGGCTATGAGCTGTTCGAGCAGGTCAAGGGCACCATGACCGTGGAGTCACCATCTACGCTCTCGCGTGTGCTGGCTCTGAGGGGGTACTTCGCAGCCCTGATGATTGACCCAACCAAGTTTGTCAAGTTCACATTCGCCTGATCACTAGGTAGTAGGAAAGGGTCTGTATGTCTGTTTACACAATCACTCATGGTTTTCACTTTGATGATGTGTCAGCCGTACAGACCCTGACCCCTTCCGAGGTTCAGCCCGGCGACAGCATCGTTGTTGCTGGCGCTGGCGCAAAGTTCAATGGCACTTTTACCGTTATCAGCGTTGAAGAGTGGGAGTACATCGGGAAAGACCAGCAGGGCTATCTCGAGTTCAACTATGACGTGCCAAAACTCAATCAGGTTTTGTATGCGGTCACTGGTCAGCCCGATGACGAAGCGTATGCAGCTCTTGCTGGCACACTGACGTTTACCGAAACCATCACTTGGACTACTTCAGCGCTTGTGTTGTCGTGGCTTGGTATTGACGTGGCAACCGCTAACGACACGGCCTTCGTGGCTAAGTGTGTCAGTGCTGCTAACGCTTGGTGTTTCCGTAAACGCCGTGAGGCTGGCTACACCGATCAACAAGGGACCGTCCCATCAGCAGACGTTGAGTTGGGCACGACAATGTATGCAGCAACGCTCTACCGTGAACGCGGAACCAGCGGTGACGCATACGGAGCCTTTGACGGAATGGGCAACCTTGCACAACCTGTCACCCTTCACCGCATTATGCAGCTGCTTGGCTGTGGCAGGGCGCAAGTCGCGTGAGTTCTTCAGGCATCTTGTACGAGGCTGTAAACGCTTGTAAGACGGCGCTTACCACTCTCGGGCTTGTGCCTATCACCGATCCTCGCAACGCTCGCCCGTTGTCTGTTCTTATTGAGTTGCCAACAGTTGACTCGTTTACATACAACGTGGGCAACATCACGCTTCGACTTCGTGTGCTGGCACCGCCTCCGGGCAACCAAGACGCAGGTGATTACCTCATGCAAATCGCAGATCAGATTATGAACTCACCAATCGCGGTCACGGATTTACGTCCGGGCCTCGTATCCGTAGGAGGGCAAGACCTGCCTTCCTATGACTTAACCGTTGCCGTAGCCGTACGGCGCAACTAACCAAAAGGAGCCCTCATGGCTACAACAACATTCCTCAGCAATGCCACGATTAACATCACGCAGGGCGCAACCACCACCGACCTCTCAGACCAAGCAAACGCCGTTTCCGTCATGGTCGGCGTTGACTCGCTTGAGTCCACCGCTTTTGGCGACACTGGACACCGCTTTACAGCTGGTCTTCAAAACGTCGAAGTCACAATGACTCTGTTCCTCAGCTATGGCGCATCTGAAGTTGAGGCGATCCTCAACTCTTGCGTGGGCACAGGTTCAACCGTGTTGACCATCTCCCCATCAGGAACCACTGAATCAGCCTCTAACCCTGAGTACATCATCACTAACTGCATGCTCAGCGACTTCACCCCAATCAACTCAACCGTTGGCGAACTTGCGACCGTTGAGGTCACCTTCACAGGTGGCACATGGGTTCGTGACGTAACCGCACCGTAAACCGTAAACCTTCAGGAGAAACAACATGAAGATCACACTCGCAGTCGAGCAGACTGACGGCCTCACATATCAGGTCACCACCAATCTGTTCTCCATCGTGGCACTGGAGAGAAAGTTCAAGATTCGCGCTTCAGAACTTTCCTCCGGTGTCGCAATGGAACACCTCGCCTTCCTAGCCTTTGAAGGCGCAAAGCAAAGCGGCATCACCGTCCCAGCAGTCTTTGATGATTACATCAAGCGCCTTGTGTCGGTTGACGTTGTAGGTGAGGACGCTGCAAACCCTACGGACGAGGCAGTTACCTCCGAACCATCTGCGAGTTAGCAGTTGAGACGGGTTTCTGGCCTCACCAAATCCCATTCGATACAGAAGAGCTGCACACCATGTTGGATGTGCTGAAGCAGAGAGCAAAGGAGAGTAAACGTGGCCGCTGAACTTGGCATGGAAGTCGTTGGTCTCAAAGAGGCTCTCAAAGAATTGAATGACATTGACAAGAAGCTTCGCAGGCAGGTCACCAAGGACTTCAAGGAAATTGTCCAGCCTGTAATCCAGGAGGCGTATGGTCGTATGCCTGTTGACCCTCCGTTGTCGGGTATGAAGTATTCGTGGAAGGGTAAGTCAGGCAAAGAAATCATGCACTGGCAGTCGATGATGGTTCGCAAGAATCTCAAGGCGTTTACATCGGGTAAGAAAATCCGTGATACCGGGCTCGGGTTTAAACAGAATGTGGGCGTGTTCGGTATTCGTTGGGGTGGCACTCAGGCAACCATTTTTGACATGGCACGCAAAGGTGATCTAGGTCAGCAGTTAGACCGCCGTTTCGGTCAGCCGTCTCGAGTCCTTTACCGTGCCTACGAAGTTAAGCAAGCCGAAGTTGAAGGTCAGTTGAAAGACTTGGTCTCGAGAGTTATGCGTCAAGTTGGACGCGGTGGGAACATTTAGCCATGTCTGTTGTACTTAACATTTTTAGCGAGTTTGACTCTTCGGGTGTCCAAAAGGCAAAGAAAGAGTTCGCCCAGCTTGACGGCGTTGCAGCCAAAACTAAGTTTGCATTTAAGAAGGCTTTGCTTCCTGCTACGGCTGCGGTTGCTGGTTTGGGCGCTGCACTGTTTGACGCTGGCAAGGGCGCTCTTGAGGACGCTGCAGCACAGGACGTTCTTGCTGCTGCCATTAAGCGCAACACCACAGCTACTGACATGCAGATTCAAGCCAATGAGGATTGGATTAGTACTCAGGGCAAATTGCTCGGTGTCACGGATGATGAACTTCGACCGGCTATAGCGAAACTTGCCACTCAGACGGGCGACCTCAAGAAAGCCCAAGAGGGCGCTTCGCTGGCAATGGACATTGCTGCAGCCACGGGCAAGCCTCTCTCAGCGGTCACAGACGCGCTTGCTAAGGCTTATGGCGGTAACACAAAGGCGCTGGCGAAGTTAGATCCGAAACTTAAGGGTCTTATTGCGGATGGCCTTGACGCTGAGGGCGCTATGTCCGTTCTCGCTGACACCTTTGGCGGTGCTGCATCGACTAAGGCAAACACGGCTGCAGGACAATTTCAACGTTTGCAGGTTTCGCTGGCTGAAACTAAGGAGTCCATCGGCGCTGCTTTGTTGCCTGCTGTAAACGCTGTGCTTCCGTACCTGACCAAGTTCGGCAACTGGGCTTCGGACAACACTGGACTCTTCTTGACCATTGCCGGTGTCATCGGCGGTAT